TAAAGACACATACCTTAAACAAGGCCAAGAAGCTTTAGACAATGTAAATAATCCTGATTGGAACCCAAAATGGATGAATAGAAAAGATGCTGGGCCTTACTTAAGAGGGGTTATAGAAGTAGCTCGCATTAAGAAAGCAAATGATGCGGGTGTTCCTTATGAGTCTAGTATGATGATTGAGGTTGATGCCCCGTCTTCTGGTTCTCAGCATATTGGTGCACAGTACGGTGATGAAAACGTGCTAAAGCTAACAAGTGTTCTTACTGACCCTGTTGACCGCACAGGCTTAACTGCTGCTGAAATAAGGTTATTAAGTGAGGGTGTTCCAGATGACGCTATTGCTAAAGACTTATATACTGATGTTGGTGTTAAATACAAAAAACACATGCAAGAAAGTTATAACGAATTAGCTGCAACCGACCCTGAAAAAGCTCGTTTGTTCAAAGAAATTTCTGACGAATTTTTAGGTGGCGACAGGGGAATTGTTAAGCCTATTGTTATGAAAGTTCCTTATGGAGCTGGAAATGATACGCTTAAAATTGATTTAAATTCTCAATTAGATGGCAGAAAAAAGTTAGCTATTTTAGAGCGGGGAGTTGATCCTGATGAGCTAATGGAATTTCATTGGAATAAAGGTATGGCCAGAGCCCTAAATGAAGGGCTAGCTACGCAATACGAATTTAAACAATTTAATTCTTTAATAGGAAAGATTTTTAATACCAGAACAAATAGAAAACCTTTACTAGTTGAAGGTCCTTCTGGAGATATAACTGACTTAACAAGATATGTTATGGGAAGCGAAAGAACTTTTAGAGCCACTATTGGCCCTGAAGGTGTTCCAGATTTAGCGGCTGTTAGGGCCCCTAATTGGAGAGGGCAAGAAGTAACAGTATATAACCAAGTCCCTAAAGAAGATATATCCCCGGAAGCTATTAACAAAATTGCAACTGACGCAAAAATGGTAACTCAAGGAATGGCTCCTAACGTAACTCATATGATGGACGCTGGGTTTTTGCATAAATTAGTTCAAGCTGCAGATGCCGCTGGTATTGAAGTTAGGGTTGTGCACGACGCATTTTTTGTTCACCCAAATGACGTTAAAGCTGTTAAGCAATTGTCTGGAAAAGTGTTTCAAGATCTTCACGCCAACTACAATATTAGACAAAAAATGGTTGAAGGGTTATCTGAAGCCACAGGCATGCCAATAGAGGATATATTAGCTAAAATTGAAGCCAAAGGTTTAACTATGGAAACTAAGTTTGATATTGGCGCTGAACCAGTTGAAAGATTTACTAATGTTGTTAGGGGAGGGTAACTATGTATAAAGACTACAATGTAATGTCCGCTCAAGGGATGACAGATGCTGAATTACTAAAAGCTAACGGGGGACCTGAGAAATTTGCTGGTACACCTAAAGTTAATACATTTATGGTTAATAAGGTTTATCACGATAATCTTAAGGCCGGAATGTCTAAGGCTGAAGCAAACGTAAGGAAAGTCGAAGCTCAAAAGTTAGTCAAAGCCACCAAGGAGTGGCGAGGCTACTAAAACAAAAAATAAAGCTACATTTTGGATATAATGTCCAATTTGTAGCTTTATTTTTGCCTTATTTAAAAAAGTTGATCTTTAGAATCTTTGTGTGGCTTACTTCTTAGTGCTAGGCTTATGTTTGTTTGTCTTAAGTTTTAACTGCTCTAAAACAAGAGATACGGAGACCTGGGCAAAAATAAAGGGCTATAACTAGGAATTAACCTAACTATAACCCTTTATTTGCTTATATAGTAAGCTCTTTTAACAAATCAGACGCTGATAAGCCTCCTATTAGTTTTCTTGTTTCTTTACCTTCAACTATAATAACTGTTGTGGGGAGGGATTTAACACCATAAGCAACTGACATCTCCGTCCCTTCCGGAGTATCAACATTGTACATTTCTATTTCCCATCCAGTAAGCTGGTTGGTTGCTTCTTCAAATGCAGGTCCATAGTTTTTGCAAGGACCACACCAATCAGCATGAAATTTTATTATCTTTCGCATATATCCCCTTCTTTCTTTTCTGAACTATGGAAAGCCGCAATCCTTAAAGACTTAACTAAGCCTAAAACAGTAATCTCTAATTCTTCCTTTATTTCATCATTATAATTAGTATTTTCATACAGGTTAATTGCGGTATTAAGTGCATCCGCTATTTCCATAACTGGGTATCTATCACATTGCATTATTTTTTCTCCTTAGAACCAACAATTGCTGGTTTTTCATTTTTGTCTTCTTTCGGTTGTTTAGCTTCAAGCAGAAACTGTACGAGATTCATATGAACAGTATCGTCCATTGGAATTTCATCTATTTCTACTATAGAAGTATTTAAAAATGGTGAATCCACATCCACCAGTTGAATTGTTACTTTTGCTATTGTAGCCATTATTTATCTCCTATTACTTGCATTATTGTATTTTCAGTGTACCACCTGAATTTGTTTTTAGTCGCCCATTCGCCATGGGTTAATTTTGTTCCGTCTTTACGTACTTTTGCGTGAGGCATCGGGGTTTTATGGTTATAGAATAAAAATAATAGCTCCTTGCCGTTTGGCAAAGAATCCCTAATCCACACATACTTTCTAGCCTCAGCACTATCCATAAATCTGCCTTTAGCTTCGATAATTAAATTACCTTTGCCAAAGTCGGGGGTGTAGGTATGATCAATCGTATACGCAATTTTTTCGGGGTGATGTTCCCAATTTTTCAATATTCCTTTGCCCAATTCACCTTCCCACTTAGAATCGGCCCCTCTTAAAGAGGCCCTCCATTTATTATTTGGTTTGTATCCCATTATTTCATTCTCCCATTATTAGGCCCATTTGTGAAAGGCTTAACCCTAACCCCGTCTATAACATTTTTAGTTTTGCTTCCACAAGCGGTGCAAGGGCTTGGCTTATTGTAATCTGCTAAAGCCCTATGCTCATCCTCTTCAAGGCCACAAACAGTACATCTATTTCTATATATCATTTAACTCTCCTATTTTAGCAATATACTCTTCTTTGCTAAGTTTTACCTCTGCATCTTTGCTATGAGAAAAAGGGACTTTAATCGAAGTTGCAATTTTTAAACTGTGTATTTCTTCTTTTAAATTGTCTATTTCTTTTTTCAAAGATCTATTTATTTGCAAAGCTAACTGTAAGGCGTTTTGATTATTATTTGGGTTGCTCATTGTGTTTCCTCACTCCAGCCCCAAGAATTTCCTGACATGCCTGCTGCATTGTAATCTGTAACAGTTCCCTCAAAAAAGTTTTTAAAACTGTCACCCCCAATAATCCATTCTACCCAAGGCAATGGGTTTTCTTTAACTTTAAAATTGGGTTTTAGCCCTAATTGTATAAGCCTTCTATCTGCAATGTATCTGATATAGCTTTTAACTTCTTTGGCTGTTAGCCCCTCAACTGGGCCAAGGCCAAATGCTAGATCAACCACTTTGTCCTCTAATGCAACAGCAACTCTAACCATTTCGTATACTTCGTTTTTAAACTCGTCGTTAACAATACGAGGATGCTCATCGACAAATACTCTGAACAACTTGGTCATAGCCTCTACGTGCTTAGTCTCATCCCTTATTGACCATTCAACAACTTCGCACATACCTTTCATTTTGCCAAACCGCTGATAGTTAAGAAGCATAATAAATGCTGAAAATAAACTCATACCTTCATTGATACAAGTTTGGGCTAAAGCTTTGCCTAAGCCATGATGGGTTGTTACATCATTATCTTGCATAAATTCAATTTTAGCGACCATTTCCTTATACTCTAAAAATGCTGAGTACTCCTCGTCTGGAAATCCTAGCGTATCATTTAGTAATGCATAAGCCCTTTGATGGGTTCCCTCGCGATTAGCAAAAGATAAAAGCATATTTCTAATTTCGTTGTTTTTAAACTTAGGAATAAATAAATCGCAATAGTTTGTAGCTACTTGCACATCTGATTGTGTAAACAATCTAAATATTTGTGTTATGTGATTTTTTTCTTCCGGGGTTATTATGTCTTTCTTCCATTGGTCAACGTCTTCTTGCAATTTTAGTTCCCATGTTCCCCAATGAATTTTTTCGTGGTCTTCTGTAACCTCCATTGCAAACGGGTACTTAAAAGGTTTATACGTTTTGCTTTCTTCTAATAAACTCATTTTTCTCTCCTTATATTTATCCTGAACACGCTAAGCACTCAGTATCATCAATTTTAAAATCTTTAATTTTATCTTGCTCTACCTTTATACCAACTTTTTCACCAGTTTCGCCAGCTGAAGCCCTTAAGTAGTACAAGCCCTTAAGATTAGATTTCCAAGCTGTTATATGAACACTATTAACATATGATTTCATAGATCCCGCTTCAAAGAACACGTTAACAGATTGCCCTTGACAAATGTATACTTGTCTATCAGCTGCATGCTGCACAACCCAATGCTGGTCTAATTCAAAAGCAGTTTTAAATACATCTTTTTCCCAATCTGTCAAATAGTCCAAATGCTGAACAGATCCCTCGTGTCTTATAATATCTCTCCACTCTTCTTCTAGCCATTCTTTGCCTTTGGCTAACCGAAGCCTATGCTCTTCTAATACAAATTCCAAATTAGCATTTTTAATCAAATGGGCTCCTACTCTGGTTCTATGCGTAAATGCGTTTGACTTAAGAGGTTCAATAGAAGGGGATGTCCCAAGTATCATACCCGAGTTGGCGTTAGGCGCAATAGCTAATAAATGACTATTTCTGCGGCCTGTTCCTTTACCTAACTTGTACTCGCCTCTTATTTTAGCTAAAGCTTTAGTAGCCTCAACCGCTTGCTCTTTAATGTGTTTAAACATTATTTGATTTTTACTTACGGCTAATGCGGATTCAAAAGGTATATTGCTTGCTTGCAAGTAACTATGAAACCCCATAGCCCCTAAGCCTAAGCTTCGCTCAGATGCGGCGGAGTGCACAGCTCTTGATATTTCTGGTGGGGAATGCTTTATAAACTCTTCAAGCACGTTATCTAGCATAGTAATTAAATCTTGCACTAAAGTAGTATTTTGCCATTCATCAAACTTTTCTAAGTTAAGAGATGATAAGCAGCACACAGCTGTTCTATCTGAGTCTGTGGGCAAATGTATTTCATTACACAAATTAGAACCTTTAATAGACAAGCCGTGATCTTTTAAAGCTTGCGGTAATTTTCTATTAGCTTCATCAATAAAATTAATATAAGGCTCTCCTGTTCTAAATCTTGTTTCAAGCACTCTTTGCCATAAATCTCTAGCATCTACCGTATCTCTAACAGACTTATCGTGAGGATCAATTAAATCCCATGATTTACCATCAATAACTTTATTCATAAAATCATCGGTTACATTAACAGCGTTATGTAGATTAAAACACTTGCGATTGCTGTCTCCACCAGTGGGAACTCTAATATTAAGAAACTCTACAATATCGGGGTGACTAATATCTAAATAAGCCGCATACGACCCTTTTCTTGTCTTGCCCTGCTTGTACGCTGTCATTGAAGAATCAGCAACCTTAATAAAAGGTATTGGCGACGGCGCCTTATCACTAACAGCTCTAACATCTGACCAATGGCCCCCAACTCCACCCCCTTTAACCGATAGCCAAGCTAGCTCGGATTGGTGTTCTATAAGACCTTCTAATGTGTCTGGTACATAAGATAAAAAGCAGCTAATTGGTAAGCCCTTAACTGCTTCACCTTCTTTTGGCGCATTAGACAGTATTGGGGATGAAAACATAAACCACCCATCTGATACCGCATCATACAATCTTTGAGCTAATTCTAAATCACCTTTTGAATAAGCGACGCTAGCTCTTGCGTACGCCTGTTGAGGTGATGTTTCCCCTTTTTTTAAATAAAAATTATCAAGTAGCTCTTTAGCTTGCTCGGTTATTTTTAAATCTTTTTTAAGATCAATTTTTATTCCTAAATAATTTCTCATATTTCTCCTTATTTGCTTGCGAAAAAGCAACCCAACCTATATTGTTTTTTAGGTTAGATTGCTTAATCTACTTAATGCCCTTTTGGGGGATTTGTCATTTCTTTAATAGGCACTGCCTCAGAGGGCACAAACCCTTTTTTCATGTACTCAGAAAATCTCATGCACAAAACTTCGCCATTTACTCTTTCGCAATAAATCCCATCGTTGTCTTTTAGTTTTCCATTAGTGTATGTCATACCAAGTTTCTCCTATTTTAGATGTACCGTCCATTCTGCAATTAAATCCTAAATGCTCTCCTGCCATTGTTGCAGCTTTTTCTAACACAGTTGCTAGCTTAGGCGCATCTTCAACAGAGCATTCAAAGTTTTGCTCATCGTGCATAATTGCTAATAGCTTGCAATCAATGCTATTCTTTTCTATTAACTTTGCGGATATGTTAGCCCACTCTTTTGCAAGAATAGCCTCATTACCTTGTAGCAAATAGTTTAGCAGCTTATGTGGAGAGTCAACTTGGATTTTTCTGCCATCTTGAGCGGTAATAGTTTTACCCCCAGATTTTTCAAAATCTAATCTAAGTTTAGACTGTAACTTACTTAACGCGGGAAAGCTCTTTAAGAATTTTGCTTTAAGTTCCTTCCCATCTTTAGCCTTACCTCCAACAATAGACCCAATTTTATTATCTCCTGCACCAAACAGGAATGCGTAAATAAAAGTCTTAGCCTGCGCCCTAGTTCTTAGCCCCGCAGCCTTTTGGTTTACAGTGTGCACATCCGTGCCTTTAGCTTCTTTGCCAGCAATAAC